ATGCGCCCTTTGGTGAAAGAAGGGACTCCCGGTTGGGAGCCCCGTTTTGTTCCGAATCCTAGCTCGTTGTCGAGAATGCCGCGACCTGGCTTGCGTCAGGGAGTGTCATTTCGCGGACAACCGGGCAGCCCGCAATACGGAGGACCATGCGCAGTACGGTCTCATCGTAATCAAAGCGCACATCCTTGCTGATGTCCAGCTTGATGTCGCCCTTCTGGATGAGCTTGTAGCCCTCCCGCCAGTTGCCGAACACCACCTGGCCGCTTCCGAAGGCGCCCAATTGCTCGACCACGTTGACGGGGTATCCGCCCAGGCGCTTGAGCTGGACGTCGACCAGGGGCACCGTGGAGAGCGTGACGCCGGGTCCCACTCCGCCCGCGGTTCCCGCAATGGCCGCCCACGAGGCGTTGCCCGTGAACCACTCCGCTCCGCCCCTCAGCGAGGGGCAGACACCGGAGATGAGGGCGTTGACGATGGCGGGCGTATAGGGGTTCGCATGGGCGACGGGCGCCGTCCTGAATGCGGCCGAGGCGGCGTCCAGGATTCCCATCATGCCCGAGGTCCCGGTGGAGAGGTTCCACATCGCGTCGTCCACCATCCATCCCATCTTTGCCCGTAGGTTCCCAAGAACCCACGCCTGGAGGCCCATTCTGTCCTCTAGAAGTTCGTCAGTAATTGGGATGTACATGATCAGTTTCCCCAATCCCATGTCATGCTGGCCGAAGGTAATCTTGGAGGCGTATTTTTGCCCGCCCTCCGCAATCCAGTAGCCGCGGGGTGTCGCCGTGCGCGAAATCGCGCCGCTGTTGTCCACGTAGGGAATTTTCATGCCGTTCGCATTCGGGCCGACCGGCAGCACCTCGACCCTGGGTATCAGGACCGAGCCCTGCATGGCCACGCCGTAGATGTTGTCCGCGAGCTCGTGCGTCACCAGGAAGCCGCCGGAGTCGTCAGTCGATTCGTTGAGGCCCGTGGGCGCCTTTTCCTCGGCGTCCGCCAGGGCCTTCCCGTAGGCCGACGTGCGGAGCGTGATTTCCTTGGACTCGCCGGAGATCAGCTTCTGGACCGCCCCGAAGAGCGTCCTGATTTCGGACTTCTTAGGCTTCCTGACCTCGGTGCCCTTCGGCGCCGTGGCGGCCGTGGCGTCCTTGACCATGTCCTGCTCCCTGTCGGCGACCCACACGGCCTCCGCAAGGGCCATCTCCCTCGTGAACTCGACCAGCGAGTCGCCTGCCGCCTCGGCCTGCTTCTCGTCGATCCTGATGATGGATCCCACGGGGAGATCCTTCCACTCTTTTGCAACCTTGTAGTTCTTCATTGCCGGTCCTCCGTTGTTCCTTCGTTTCCGCTGTTCCTCAGAGGGCCTCCCGTCCGCGCCAATCGGGCCTCCGTCATGGTCCGGCAATCCCGAACTGCGTTCAGGGCAATCCCTGTCCACTCAGCCATTATACAATCCTGCCGCGCCGTGCGGCGTCCGCAATCATTTTCGCGTCCCCGGGTGTGATCCTCGGCCGGGCGGCCGCGTACCTCAGCACCTCGATGACCTCCGGCTTCGGCTCCGGCTTATCCGGCTCCGGCTTCGGCTCATCCGGCTTTGCCGGCTCCGCCGCCTTGGCCGACACCGCCGCCTTGGCCGACACCGCCGTGTTCAGGGCGTCGGGGCAACTGGGTATCGGCACGATGCTCGTCTCAAGCAACTCGATGTCGGCCAGCACCCTTCGGCACCCCTCGGGTATCTTCGATCCTGTTTCCTTGATCCACTGCTCGAACTCCACCGTTCCCCTGACATACGCCTTGTTGACCAGGAAGCCTATGCTCTGGGCGTTCAGCATCCCGTCCTTGACCAGCTGCCATAACTCCTTGGCTCGCTCTGTCGACGCCATTTTTATTTTGGCCACGAGGCCGTGCTCGTGCTTCTGCAGTCCGATCACCTTTCCGACGGGAGGCTGGTCGTAGGAATGCTGCCACATGACGACGGGGTTCTTCTCGTACCGGTCCGTCCGTATCCCCTTGGGCATGATGACCTCGTCATCCCTGTCCAGCGAGTCCACCGAGATGTTGGCGACGAACGTCATGGTCTCGTCAGGGCTGATGGCCAGCAAGCTGGAAAAACTCTTGCGCTCAACGTCGGCGTCAGGGGACACTCCCGTCAGGTCAATGAATTCTTTGTACGCGTCAAAGCTAGACGCCTTCAGGTGGTTTTTCATCAGAACTCCTCCGGGTTGAAACCTCGCCGTCCTCGCCGTCCTCGCCGTCCTCGGCGGGCCCGTCCCCCACGCCCGAGGCCGACCCCATGGCCCCGTAGCCCAGTTCCGCCCTCGCCTCGTCCCGTGTTATGATGCCGGCCGTGAACTCGGCCGTCACGGCCGCCGCCTTCTCAATCGGGTCGTATATCTCGCTGTCGTCGTACCAGTATATGAGCCTCGGGTCGTACTTCTGGACGACCGCCCGGTTGAACTTCTCCAGGAACATGCCCAGCAGCGGGTTGACGGTGAGCGAGCGGAACTGCTGCAGCGCCACTGTGGCCGACGCCCTGTTGGCGTCGTTGAGGAGCGCGATTGACTCGGGCAGCCCGAACTCCGCGAGAATAACCTTCATCATCCATGAGCGCCCCTTGTCGTACTGGAGCTCCCTGGGGCTGAACCCCAGCTCCTTGACATCCAGATCCCCTCCGCTGATCAGCGGCTTGCCGGAGTTCACCCCCCCGAACGCCTTCGCCGCCATCCGCGAAACAGCCCGCTTTTCGGTTTCGGACGGGTTGCCCTTGTAGTTCAGGATGAAATCGGGACGGGCATTGTTGCCCAGGAGGCGCGACTCGAACCGGTCGTAGCGGTCGTACAGGTCGGCGTTGCGGACGACCTTCTCCAGCGGCCCCCTGCCGACGCTGAGCAAGTTCGGGCCCGGGCTTGCGAGCCTGAACGCCGTTATCGCCGAGGCCGGGTAGGTGATCTCCTGGCCGGACTGTCCCGTGCCGGTGGGGCGGTAGACGTAGGACGTGGCGGCCCCCCTTGAGTCAACGACGGGGTTAATGCACTCGGACTGCAGCGGCAGGAACGATGTGAGGAGGCCGGCATCCCATTCCGTCAAAAAATATGCGTTGCCGATGAGGAGCTCATAGGCGGTGCCGAGGGACACTATGTCCCTCCATCCGGGCTGCACGTCGTCCCCTTTCAGGAACTCGAGCAGGGGGTGCTCCTCAATCTCGACGATGTCCGCGGCCTTGATGCCGAGCCTCGCGTAGCCCCCGGCCACGTGCGCACGGGCCGACTTGGCGACCGGCCGCGTCGTGTAGGCCCTGATCTCCTGCCCAGGCCGGCGTGCGTAGTAGAGGTACGTCTTTATGCCGGATGCGGTCTGGCAGATGCGGTCGACGGCCACGGCGGCGAACGCGGTATACAGCGACATCAGGTCGGCGGACGACCAGTTTTCCCTGGCGGCGTCACCGGAGACCAGCCTGAAAAACTGCTCGACGGATGTGGCGGGGGCGGCCTTGCGGCCGGATAGGCGTGAGGACTTTCCCATTTTTTTTTGTTTCCCGTTTTTTTGCCGCAGGGGCGGACTTGGCACCACCCAGCCATTATACCACGGGCGGACGGCGGAACAGCTTGGCCTCCGCTCCTTCACTCATCGCCTTCCCCCACCCTCATGATCCAGATGCCCGGCGACCGGGCCTGCCCCCTGGCGTAGGCGCACATATATTTCATGCCGTCAACTCCGTGATCATTTTCCTTGACGATGCGCCCGTCCCCGTCCCTGCTGTAGGACTCGATTTCACTTAGCAGCTGTGTCTGCCCGGGCTCGAACGACAGCGACCTGTCGGTCAGCATCTCGGATATCACCTGGCAGTTCTCCTCAACCTTGTTCGTGGCAGGCTCGGTCTTGAGACCGGCGTTACGCAACTCGGCAATGAGCTGGGCCGCGCTTGGGTCCACTACGCATGTTGGAGACCTGTCAGCATAGCTGGATGCGAGCTTGACGATCTCGGCCATGAGCATCCTGGGACGTTCGATGGATTCGGCGACATGGATCTTGTCCCCGTTCTGGGCTCCGAGGACAAAGGCGCTTGGGGCGCTGTACCCGAAATCAATGCCGAGGATCCACCGCTCCGCATTGACGCACTCCTCATGTCTGACGTGGATGCCCCGGTCGAACTCCGGCCACACCTGGTGTTCACTCCCCACCCACCTGCCGAGGAGGCAGCGCTCCCGTCGTGAGCCCGTCAGGCTTTCCAAACGCTCGATGTAGTCATGGGGCAACGACGGATTTTCATAACTTGTAACCGTTCTGTTCCATGTCCCGTTCTGAGGATTTGAAAAAAACTTCTTGTGTGCCCAGT